CGCTTGCGTTTTGTTGTGAATTCCCGGTCAAGCACAGGCCCCACCATTGACCATGAAATGGCCTTGCGCCCGCCTTTGCCAATATTCTTGGACTTGATCCCTATACTGCTTGCCATTTGACGGCGCGCCCTGCTATCCAATGTTGTAAGCCCGCTGATTGCCGCCTGCTTTGCAACGCTTACATGTGGGGTCATTGCAGCAAGTGTTGACTTATAAAGCGATTCCTTGCGCACACGCGCATCAAGTTGCGAAAATGCGTTAAGCGTTTCCGTGATTCCGGCAATCTGTATTTTTGAATCGCCTATCATCTTAAATGCCTATCGGGTTTCCGGCATCTGCGGCAGGTGCAGGCTCACCGTTAATGTCCGGCTTGCTGCCACCGGGCGCAAGTACAATCCATCCGTCCTTCATAGCCTGCGCAACACGGGACTCGGACAATTCAATGACCGCGCCCGGATACACCGTGCGCCCGTTATCGCCCTTGGAATGCCTTCAAAACCTTGTAATACTTCGACATATCAAAACCCTCATTAAAGGTTGTCACGGCCTTTGCAGTTGCATACAAGCTCAACATGCGCGTTGCCCGTGTCAATGACCGATTCAATTTCACAAATGCCCATACGGATAACGACCGTCCCGTTTGAGTGTGCCGCCGCCGTGCTGCCAAATGCGCCGCGGGTCACAGTAAGTGACGTGGTGCCAAATCCCGCCGTCACAATCATTAGTTCGCTTTCAACCCGTATCACCGTTGCCTTATCACTTCGGATCAAGTCCGAATCGGAAAGCGTGGCCGTGGTCACTCCGGCATTGGCAATGGCCGCGCCCAACGTTGTGTTGTTTTGCGGAATGAGAAAACGCCTGTCCGCAACAATGTCATCCCGATAGCGCACGCGGATTCTGTGCGTAAGCTCTGGGCTTACTTGCCGCGCCTGCATCAACTCCCGCCCTATAAGCGTCTGTATTTCTGCCCAGACGGAAACAACATTTTGCCAGTTGTCCACAATCTGGCCGGATGCTGTGTCTTGCGTGCCTGTGTTTTTTTGAAGCCAAACAAGTTGGTTAAGCTGGCCGCTCGGTATGCCTCTGACGTTGCTCATAGCTGCGTCACCTTGTAAATGGAAAGCAAATTTTCAAGCGCAAATTCTAGGTTTGCCTGTATCGTTCCCACCAAAACAACGCCGCGGTTTGTGTACCAATGCTCCACAAGCATAAACACCGCTTGCCTGATTGCTTCCGGCACGTCCGTTGTTGCCGCGCCATAGCCTGAAACATAAGTGATTTGCAAAGCGTCCGCGCGATCCGCTATCACCGTTGGCCATGAATAACCGTCTTTCAGCATGACACGCCCAACATAACTTACTGTGTCCGCCCTGTATGACGCGCTGGAAAAGGTCTGCAATGTGTCGTCCGTGTCGTAGTACCTCACATGCGTTATGCTTTGCAGCTTGGGCATGGGAAGCTCAAGGACACTGCACGAAGGAGCACCGTCAAGGCTCAAAATAAAGGTCTGGTTTATCAGGCTTCGGCGCAGATACTTTTCAAGGTATTGCCTTGCCGCCGTGATTAGCAAGCCGATCTTCGTGTCATCGTCTGTGCCTGTAATGTGCAAATGCGTTTTGGCCTCTGTCACAGTGACAGGTTCCAAAGCTGGCGCGGTGGACACATTCAATGCCCACCGCGCCGATATAGTCTCGCTGTTTAGGTAGCCCGCAAGGTACATCGTTTATCCTTTTACGTCAAGGGTAACCTGCACGTTTCGCACTTGGAAGGCGGATGTTGTGCCGCCAGCCGGGTCGGTCATGTCCGCCGTCATTGCGATTTGTAAAATGTCACCCGCGACAAGGTCGGTTGATGTCACTGCAAAGGTATACGTCACGAAAGACGTGGTAACGGTCTGCGCTGCGGTTGTTACCAAATCGCTGCCAAGCGTCGCCGTTGCGCTTATTTCCTGCGCAGTGAAGTCAATTGTTGGAGTAGTGGCCGTGTTCGTGATCTTGCATGTCACCTTGATTTGCACTGTTTCCGCCGCGTCATATTCGGGCGGAATCGCAAACCTAAATGCCCCGACGCTTGTCTCTTGTGCATTGTCCGCCACAAAAGTGGTCAAGCCAAGAACGCCAGTACCAATCACGCCATAACTAAAGTCCCCGGTGTTTGTGCTTGCGCTCAGTGGCGCGGCTCCCGGTACAGTATGGAATGACTCAATTGGTACGTCATAGGCTGCGTTGGCATCTTGGATAAGGTCTGCGCGGGCAACGCTGCCAGTGGGAAGGTTTATCGTGCTTCCAGATTGCACGTCAAGCGTGCCACCGGATTGCACTTCCACCTCGCCGCCGCTGGCGATAACCTGCTTGGCCCCGCCTTGCTCAAGATAAACAAGCGTGTTTTGCGCAAACGCCGCAAAGCAAAGTAGACAGATCAAGAAAACAGGAATCAGTTTCTTTTTCATCGTAATACCTCGCTTACTTGGTTCCGGCAATCGGGTTGATGAGTTGCTCGCCTTCGATTGTTCCGGCGATCTTGTTGTCCTGCGGAAGAGTCTTTGCGCGATACTGGATCGCATAAATGTTCTCCACCGTGGTAGACGTCCCGCGCACTGCAATGGGTCGCACATAACGCGCCGCCGGGTTAATGATGTCCACGAATTGCAGTTCACTGGACGCGCCCGCGTCGTTCGGCTCGCTGCCTGCAATGTCCGTGAAGCTGGAATTGTCAGAAGACTGCTCCGCATGGATGAGGTTGTCCGCCGCGCCTGTTCCAAAAGAGGCAAGGAAAACAACGCCATCATATCCGGCCATGTCTACGGATGTTCCGGTAACATCCGTGGTATTGGCAGAGGCATATGCCGCCACTTTCGTAACCTTCACCTCTTCGGTAAAAAATCCAATGTTCATTTTTTCTTCCCTTTCATGTGTAACGCCTGCGCGTTTTCACGAGGCGCATCTTGTTTCATTGTTTCAAGAGGCGGCTGCTCCAAATAAACAGCCGCCCCGGATTCGACCATACGTGCAGCTTCGGCGGAATCCCAAAGGATTTCCGATCCGAATGGATAAGACTCGGAGTCTGTCGCCATGCTGCAAAGTAGTTTGATCTTGGTTTTCATGGATTACGCCTGCAACATGTGCTTGATGGGGTTGGTGCCCGCGTTCAAGATTTTGCCGTCAATTTCGGTGAAGGCGATAAAGCCCACCTGATCATTGTCAGCAAAACGCTCATCCAGACGGCGCAAACGCACCGTGCCCACTTCGCGAATCTTGTACTTGCTCAGGTCGCCAAACAGAAAAGTCTTGGTGCCCGTGGCAAGCGTGGACTGCATGGACTGGTTGCGGTAATACGGGAATCCGGCAAGCATGGACGGCATACCCATCTGGCTGCTTGGCTGCCAAAGGTATTGGCCTTGGCCGTCCTTCAACTTGCGCACTGCGTTCAGGATGCCGCTATGCAGCATGAATCCCGCATTGACCTGATAGGCCGGGTCTACGCTGTTGATCAAGTCATAAATCTCGTCGAATGTGACCGCAGTCGCCGAGGCCGTTGTCTTGCCCGCCACGCTGCCATTGACGATGCCGTAAGGCTCACCCGCGCCTGTGCCCGTGGTGAAAAGGGTCTCTTCCCTGCGCCCAAGGCGTTCGCCCAAAAGTGAGCCAATGAACGATTCAAGATTAACCATCGAATCACGGAAAAGCTCAAATGGGACCTTGACAAAGTTGGACGTCTGCTTGTGCGCGTACCAAGTCTGCTGACCGACTGAAATGTCCGTGGTGTTGGCCCCGCTGTTTTCGCCAATGGCCGCGCCCGTGTTGGACGTGTCATCCACGGTTGGCCACGGCAAGGGGCTTCCCGTCGTGGTACGGATAATCTCCGCCACCTGGCGCACGCTGCCAAACAGAAGCCGCGCCACTTCAATCTGACCCATCATGGACTGATCCGTGCCCGTCAAGTAGCCGCCCTGCCCGCCGTTGACCGCGCTCTGCGCCCGCGCTTCGCGCTGCATTTGCGCGTATTCCGCTCCGCTCCGACATTCAAGCGTTAGCTCTTTGGCGTTCGGGTCAATGCCAGACGCCATGCAAGCCCGCATTTCCTCATCGCTGACCGTTGCCCCGGCTTGACGGCGCAACCAGCCGTTGACCGCCTTGGCGCGGATTTCCGATTGTGTTCCGGGAAGCCCGCCGCTGATTTCATTTTCCGCCGTGCGTTGTTCTTTTTGCAGGTCAATCGGGAATTCCGCCGCAAGCAATTTGGCGCGGGAATCCGTTTCATGCGCCTTTTTCATGCGCGAAAGGCGTTCTTCCAACTCGTCCGCCTTGGTGTTCAGGGCCTCCCATTTGCTGCGTTGCTCAGTGTTTAGCGGCTCTGTAATGTCCGCAAGGCTGCGGATTTCAGCCGCTACACCGTTCAATTCCTCTGCCAACTTCTTGTAGTCTTGCATTTTTTGTTTCCTTTTTTTGTTTCCCGCGAAAACGGAAAGGCCGGATTCGCGGCGTTATTTGCCACAAATCCGGCCTTGTGAGTTATTTAGCTCCAGTGTCCGGGGCGTTCAGGCGTTAGCCCTGCACCTTTGTCTCTGCCCGGAATATAACCTAAATTGTTTTTGCTGTCAAGCCCCTTCGCCTGGATACCGCCACGCGATCCATGTGGGATTTGTCCATTTCCTGATTTTTGCTTTCAAATTCGCGCATGAAAGATTGGATGCCGTCCGCATCTAAACACTGGCTTCTGACTCCTGCGGTGGTCTTGTCATAAGCCGGAAATGTCACCGGGCCAATCTCAAACACCTTGACCGAGTGCAACTCCCGCACATACACCTCGCCCACCTGTGATCGGCTTTCGCCGCCGTCCATGACCTGGAACATGAAGCTCGCGCCGTCAATATCGCCACGCCGCACACTCTCCGCCAAGTCCCGCGCCGCTTGTGTGTCCGGCAAGCTCACCTCGTAGGCAAGCCCAACATCATCCACCGTTACCCGCATGGTGCCGCTGGCCGTCCGCCCAAGCACAATATCCTCATTGTGGTTGAAAAAGCTGCGGATATCAGTCTTTTCCGTGATGGTGTCAAACGCTGTGCGCATGATCCGCTCTTTGAAAATGCCGCCATAGTCGTACTCGGTCTCCGGCGTGCCGTCATAAAAGACCGCGCCGTACCCGTGCAGGGTATTTCCCCCGCCGTCATTGGCGCGGATTTCCGGCTTGTGCGCAAATGTGCGCTTTTCAAACTGCT